GCTCCAGGGATGATGCTACCGGCCACGGCTCCCAAAGCGCTTCCAATAGCTGTAGCCCAAGGTGTAGCCTTAGCCTGCTTCTCTTGCTTGGCTTTAGCCCCTGCCTCCTCAATGTAGGAGAACTTGTTGGGCATCATAACGGGGTTGTATAGACTTGGATCCATTACCTAAAGACTTTTCTGAATTGGTTGACGGCAGAGCGAAGGTTGATGCCGGTTGACGTGTTGCTAAACCACAGCTTAATCGTGTGGTAAGCGCCTACAAGCCTTTTGTCCCCTGTGCCTCTGATAAAGTTCGTGCTGTTCATTCCGAGCCTTGTGCTGCCAGTGCTAGCTTGGTCTCCAGTTGATAAAGACAACAACGGATTGGCCGTGGTTCCGTCGTTAAAAGACGTTATGTTGTATTTACTGAACACGGATTGACTATTAATACCAACAACGTCAAGGACTTTTGGTTCATTCAAGTTCTTGTTGAAGACGTACTCGATGTTTGCGTCTACCCTTTCAATGTGCGTTCCGCTTAACAGCTTTAAGTAGTCATTTGTTGCGCCCTTCCATTGATTAATGTGAATGTCAGCTATATCGTTTTGGTTGTTCCTGTGTGTTTGAAGCATGTAGGTGCTTCCGTTAAGATCAAAGATGTACAAAGGACGATTGCCCAATTTGCCTCCATGACCATTTCCGCCAACCGTCCAATCAAGATTGGACATAAATGCGTCTATCTTGATGCCGTAGGACAGCCAAACAAAAGTGTCCTTATTGTCATTGGGGTTGGGAGCATCCGGCAGTGCACCAACAATGTACAAGACCTTGTCCACTTTGTCGTAAGACATTTGTAAAGTATGCTCAAGCCACGGCACATAAGTCTCCGAGAATTTCTCTCGGAAGTATTGCTCCATCCTTGACAACGACACAATCTTGGCGCCATCCAGCAGATTTATGAGGACACCGCGCTTGGTGTCCAAAGCGTAAACTCCGTTCTCCGTCGGAATCATGCAGCGAAGCAACTCAACGCCATAGTTTGTTGTCAGATACTTTGGAGGGGTGTTGTCGCTGATGTATGTTCCACCCTGTACGGCCAACGTAGAGTTGTCCTGTAGCGTTGTGAGCGACTTATTGACGTACAGCAGAGAGATAGAGTCGTCCTGGCCGATGATGGGTTCGCCATCGTTAAGCAGGGCGATCTTGGTGACCTTGCCGTATTTCTCATCCATGTCAAAGAAGTTCAATGCTCTGAACCTCGAGAAACCATCTTGGTTAAGGTCTGCACTACGCACATCTGAGTAGATGAGCCTGGCAGGGTAGTTCTGTGATACAGATGTCAACCGGTTCTCGGAGAAGAACTTCTTGGGGAAGTTCTCAATAGAGTAACCAAAGTTGTAACTGTAGAAGGCGTCTGCTTGGTAATGACCCACGGTGCCAGCAGTGGCTCCAGTCAAGTTATAGTAAGGGAAACGATCTTTATCTGAGTTATAGAAAGCGTTGGCTTCACCCTCGGTGTACATCTCGATGTACTCCGGGCTAGTCTTTGTTCCAGTTTTAAACACTCTTTGTGTTGTCCCTGTAGGAAAGCTTTCGCAATAGCCTCGGAAATCAAAGTCAAGGCCACTAATTCCGCTAGCAGTTGGCAAATAGTATGCAGGAACATTGTATTCGTCGTTGACTTTGTACCTGTATTTTGAAATAAAACAATCTCCGCCCCATACTTCAAGAGTGACTGTTTGAGAAACGCCCGTAATGGCTGAATATGCCCCAGTATGAATGTACTCTTGTATTTGGTTTGGATTGCCATACCTTGAGTCAGGCTTTCCAGCACGAAGGTTGGCTACATAAAGGGCTTGATGAATGTCGGTTGTTGGACTTGAGTATTTCGCGAATGTCCCGCTTTCGCTAACGTAAGCGAACTCTACCGCGCAATCAACATTCTCTATTGGCGCAGGTCGCATGTTAAAATAATGCACGCCGATGTTATGGGCAATCACTGGATACGATGGAACCGCAGGCTGATTTGGGCTAGAAGCAACGCTTCCGAGCCAAGTAACATTCATCAATGGATTGCCGTAAATTAATCCATTTCTCAACTGCTTAGTGCCGCCGGTTGGATTGTACTGGTTTAAGTATTGAGCAAATGCTACGCTTGCAAAAGTATTAACTCTTCCAGTGCTTGTTTCTGTTCTAGGAATGTATCCAAATTGTCCGGCGCTAAGTGGGCAATAGTTTGCCGTAATAAGATACAAAGGGTCTTCTAAGAATTGATTGAGTCCAATCGCCGTTGTTCTTTGCGCCTCAATATTTGTTGAATACAAGTTGGCCGTTCCAACGTCGCTCATGTCTATGGACGAGTTCTTTTGCTGAGCAGTCAAGTCTGTTCCGGCTATCAAGTAGTTGACAGAGCTTCTTCCGTCTCCACGGCTGGCACCATTGGATGACGCAGACTCAGGAGCATTCAACAAAATCTTTGAATTGCCCTTTGTGATTGGTATTAGCAATTCGGTTGTTGTCAAAGATGACAAATTCAGCATTGTACGGGTGTAGTACGCAAAAGCAAGCGGATCTCCCGTAGAGCCCAACTTTGACAACACGTCGGCCGCTTTTTCAGAGCCAACAAATGATGCGGTTTGAATGCCGTTAACTTGAAGGAATGACTCTTGAATTTTTCTCCTATATGTGTTAACAAAAGACCCTGTAACCCCTGGAGACGTATAAGTCCTCATATTGATAAGCTCGTTGGGATACCAGTGCAACTTATGGTCAGTGCAGGAATAAACCCTTGCTTCAACATACCCTGTTGGATATGATATGGACATTCCCGTAGGCGTAACGGTAGACGTCGTCGTTGTTGGGGTGAGAACAACAGTTCCTGTCCCTAATGGAGACGACAAAGTAAACCCACAAACGTCAACGATGTCGACGTTCATTGTGACAAGATCTGGCGTATTTATGAGAGGAGATCCAGCGCTGTTGTAGACATAGTCAACCGCAGGAGCGAAAGCTTTCTTCCAAAGCATCCTGTTTTCTGGTATCGAATTAATTCCTTGATATGCGGGGAATTTGTATGCCTCTTCGGTCACAATCCCAGGCCCACCTCCGTTATAAGACGCAGCAAACACGCTTAGCGCCTCCATATTCCTGGATGCGCCCATTTTTAGGCATTTCGGCCCCAAATAATCCAACTCCCCAATGCCGTTCGTAATCGTGTAGTCATTGTTTGTCGCCAGATTCTTGCCCGGTGTCGGCGTACCAAGATAAAGGCTCGATGGAATGATTGGACTTTGGTAAAGAATGTCCCTGTCTCGGTCCATTCGAACTACGGCCATGCCTTTGGCCCAATCTGGGTGTCCGGAAACCTGTAGCCCTAACCCTAATGCTTGAGGCAAGGAAGACCCTCCAGTAGACGCCAACAACGAATATGTGCCGTACTCCAATGTCCCAAATGTTCCCGCCGTGCCAGTGCTTGCAACACCAATATGTTCCCTTTTTGGGAACTTCCAGGAGAATTGGTCTGAAGAATGGCTATAGGCGTTGCCCTTTAATGGCAACAAGTCCGCAGTACCACTAGCCGTAGCAAAGTTGGGATATGGGGCAAAGACTTCCCCAGGTAGGGCAATGATGAGCGTCGCTGACACAACTGAGACTATTTCTGTCTCAAAAGACAAACTTGTGCCACTGACTGTTAATGTGCAACTGACAGATTCTCCTTCAACATATCCAGATGCTCCAACGGGCCATGCTGTACCTCTGGTTATCGTGATAAGGTTTGCATTGTAATTAATGTCTCCAGTAGCAATCGTTCCGGTTGTTCTGCTAAAACTTTTTGGCTTACTAGCAGAAAAGTCGGAAAAATCCAACGGCTTCACTGGGGACCAGTTGCCGTATTCGTCATGATACGTGATGCCAAAGCGATAGACTTCGTCCCGGAAGTGACCGCGGTAACGAGTGGTATTCAACGGATCTTCATAGTCAACCGTTCTGCGAATGGTCTTCGCCTCAATAATATTGACATCGTCGTCCGCAATTCTGCGGTCAAAGTATTTGATGTTCCCAGCAAGAAGTCGGTTGTCTTTCTCTACAATCGTCTTGACGGTCTCTACCGGCGCATCAGGCGCCGTAATTTCGTCAATGTCCAACTCAAACTCTGCTTCATTGCCAGTGTACGTCCCAGTAATTGTCGTAGTGCCCGTATTTGTGTTTGAAACATCATTTACATAAGCAACTAATTGCTGAAGATATGTTCCAATGTTGTTCTTTACGACAGCTACTTCAATCTTGTCGTATTTCGATGTAGTTTCACCAGTTGATAGCGCTATGCTGTAATTAATTGACCTAGATGTTTGCTGACCTACTGCTCCGCCATAGTAATTAACCGTGGTTCCAGAGCTGTAAGACAGGGGTATAATGGGCACAGGGTTCGTAAACGTTGACCACTTCGTGTAGGTGCTTGGTGTTACCGTGCTATTCTTTAGGCGATAAGCCAATTGATACGTTCCAGCCAATAAAGACCCAACGTTTCCAAGCCCGGTAATGGTCATCGACATTGCGGAACTTGCGTCCGAAATGACGTTAAGATCAGACGCAGAAGCGTATGGCCAAACATTGGTGTCCATTTGGATTTTACGGATTGTGTTCGTAAAGTCCGTAAAATAAACCGTCTTGTTCTCCCTGTCTTCGGTAAAAAAGGAGTCAATGCTGGTTGTAGGGGAGAAGTTTAGATCCGAACCACTGCAAATAGTGTAAATGGTTCCGTCAGCATAGGTCCCATTTTGAGCAAAAAAGTAAATGCCATTGTTAAAGCCAGGGCCAGAGTCTTCCTTTACGTGCGCATAAACAACAAATCCATCCCTCGGTACCCCAGAAATACTTGCTTTAGCAATCGTGTATCCAAGAATGTTGACGCTTTCAATTGGATAAGCTGTATTTAAGTCTTTTGATTTTAGGTTAACGCAGCTTTTGATTTGGTTAACGATCATCTGCTCACCAGCACCAGTCAACTCAATGTTGGTTGCATCGCGATAGGTTTCCTCCGGCTGAAAGGCCGGAGAGAAGTCCCTATGCATGCCCTTGAAGAATGTCTGACCCTCTTTCTTAATTTCCATTAATTGGGGGTTTTAGGCGTTCTAATCAATCGTTTTTGGTTGGGGAGCATGGTAAGCCACATGGCAATCGCCGCTTCAATCTCGGGCTTCTGAGGCTGGTTACGCTTCGACATAGCATCAGCCTTCAAGGTGACCCACTGCTGGTACAGCATCTGTACCTCACTCATTGGAATTTCGTTGCGCTTCTTGTAGCGTTCACGCTTGACGAACATGTATTCGATGTAAGCCACGATCGCTCTCAGGTAGTACTCCGGTACCAACGGAGTGTTGTTTGCGTCTACAGGCATGGCGTAATAGCGTAGGATGACCTTGTCGTAGCCATTGCTGGTTACGGTACTGCTAAATATTAGGTTGCTGCCTTGACGGCTCACGATGTAGTCCTTGTCGTACTGAGTCTGGTCGTCATCCGGGACATTCGCCCAGTAGTTGGAATCAAAGAACGGATAGGTGACGTGACCACTAGCCCCTACCTGTATCGCAATAGAGTCGATGTACACGCAATTGCTAGGAATCGAATAGACCCCACCAGAGATGGCGCCTGTGGTATTGGTCAAGTTCAAGGTCGTTAAACCAATGTCCCTGGTACCCTGGAACGCCCATTCATAGAAGAGAACCCGGTAACGGTCGTTCTCCATGCCCAAGGCAATCGCTGCGCTACTGACGATCTCGTCGATGCTTACGGTGTTGTTCATTGCTCTTTAGCCTGTTCTAAGTTGGTGGATTGGTAAAGCTCTGTCTCTCGGATGGATATGCCAGCCAATTGCAGAGATCTAAACAAAAGTTCGTTGTGGAACATCGGGTCAATCTCTGGATTGACAATTGTCGCAGTCGTCTTGATAGCTCTTGGGAATACGATGACCTCTACGAGGTAAGATGATCCGGTCACTGGGGCAGCAGGGTAAAACTCGATTTGCCCAAGGCTCGTTGTCCCCGATGTGCCAGAAGCATACGAAGACACGGTGTAGATGGCGCCCCTATTACCGGCAACGGCCGTATTAAATGTTCTCAGCCCTTTGTAGACATTCGTTGCTGCCCTGATAGACCTTACCCTCTTAGCGCTGACATAATCCGTTGTAGAGCCTGTAGCGGCTTGTACCAGGAAGTCGACAACCTTGTAGAGAGACGTACTACCAGTTCCAAGTGATGTATTGATTGTCGCAAAGGTTATAGCGCTTACTCCGCTAGCAATACCGGTAACCGTCGCGGTTCTAAGCAATGTCCCAATACCCTGCTGAAATGCGTCTTCACGGCTGAAATCAAGAGCGTCAACATCCTTTCGGTCCTGCTTCTTGGAAGGGAAAAGAATCTCGTCAACAAGGCTCAACTGAGCCGTATTGAAGAAATTGTCTTTTTCCGTGTCCGTAAAGTAGGGCGATCCAACCTTGTCGCAAATGAGGTCAAACCTCGCACTTAGTTCTGCTGCTGTCATTGGGCGTTGCTATCTTTCTTTTAACAATCAATCCAACATACGGGTTCAAAAGAAAAGGGAGCCGAAGCTCCCTCTGTGATAACTCGAAAAATTTATACCCCCATCAATTCCAAATCAAGGCGTTGTCTTCACCAACAGTCAATACTTGTCCGTTTGTGCCTATAGCCAGGTTCTTCCATCCAGTTCCGTCCCAGTATTTGATGTCGCCTTTTGCGTCTCCATTACTGAAGCCTGGACCAGCAGGACCTTGCGCTCCTGTAGCGCCAGGAGGACCGACATCACCAGGAGGACCAAGCTCTCCAGGGACTCCTTGGTTGCCTTGTGGTCCAGGAGGACCAGCAGGACCCGTGCTTCCGGATGCTCCCGGACTTCCAGACGCTCCAGTAGGACCGGCAGGACCCACAGGGCCTGTAGTGCCATTCTCCCCAACTACTCTGCCGGCATTGACCAATCGGCCACTGACAAAGCGTAGAATCAAATCGTTCTGCTGGATGTAGGCCGTCTCTATCTCGTCAAGCTGTACCTGCGGCACAATGACCTGCGGTGTTTGAGTAGCTAAAAACTGAGCCACTCTCTCGGAAGAAGAGCCCACATTTGCCGCTATTTCAACAGGACTCGCATCTGGGTACCTTTCCCGGTACCTCAGAATGCGTAGCTCTGTATCCGTAAGCGTTGATGCCATTACTGCTGCGGCCTTTTAGGCTTTGTGTACTTGTTCAGCTCAGCCATGGTGATCTCTGGGCCTTGCTCCTCAACCGGTTCTTTAACCTCCTGCTTGGGCTCCTCCTTCTCTGAATCTAAGAAGCCAATGCGGCTCTCGATCATGTCCAAGACTTCTTTCTCGTTGACCAATTTGCCGATCGTCGAGTTCTCGTCCACTCCCAAGGTGTAGCTACCAAAGCGATACACGCCATCGTTCGTTGTGATAACGCCACGACCTACCGCTGTACGCACCAGGTGACGCATACGAGCTTCCTTGTTCGGAATGTTGTACACCTTCAAGAACTGCTTTGGGTTACGCTCAGCGTAAGTCAAAACGTTCTCAAACGCCAAGGTTTCGTCCTCCTCATCGTAGAACATGCCGCAGAGCGATGCAACCTCCAAGAGCCTACGTCCCTTCAGCTCAGAAGCCAATGTAAGCGCCTTAGCGTTCAACAGCTTGTCTTCAATGCGCTGCTTGGATTCAACCTCCGGCTGAAGCCTCTTAAACAACGCGGTGCCATTAAACCATGGAGACTCCGGGTTGTTCGGATGATTCGTCAAGAAGTCCATCAAGTCCTTGTTGGCCTTGTGGACCAACATCGGTTCGTCCATGTTGAAGTGAAAGCGCTTGTAGCGCGTACGACCATCCGGAAGGATGGTTTCCGTCAAACGATGGACTTGTCCGTCCAAGGTCTTGTATTCCGAAAAATGAAAAGTACTCCCGTTTCCTGCCTGCAGGAGGAAGAACTCAAAGTCGCTTTGTTTTACTGGCATTGTTTTAATTTTATGACACTATAACACCGAATGTTTGGATTGGTTCTAAAAAAGAAAACCCCCGCCTTTCGGCGAGGGTTCTCCACGTAGAACCGCTGTGTTTAGGCAGCGTACAGCAAACCGTGGTTGTTGGCAGCACGGAGCTCCACACCGATGGACGAGTAGAAGTCCACTGTGAAGCCGTCCTTACCATTGGAACGGGATGCAGAGGCGCCAGCTTCAGGAGAGGTGATACCTTCCTGGACGGTGCGCCGGAACTCGAGGCTCTGGCCAAGCAAGTCCTGCTTGTAGCGCAGGTTGATCAGCGGGTTGCCACGGTCGTCGGTACCCATGTTCAAGAACAACATGGCTTTGTCCCAGTTGATACCAGAGGTAGCAGGAGCAGGGAAAAGAGCCTCGTTGGCGAATGGGTAGTACAGAACGAAGTTCAGAATCTTGTCCATGAACTTGTACTTGGTGATGTTGATACCAGTCATCAAGCCTTCGTTGCCGAATACTCCGAAGCTGATACCGCCATTCAAGGTATAGTCACGCAAGGCGAACTGAGCGTCAGCATAAGCAGAGCTACCGCAAAGAACGGTGAACTCAGAGCCCTGGCTGTTCAAGCACATCAAGCGAACTTGCTCGGCAAGATCGGTCTCAGCGATGGCAGAGGAGTAGGTTCCTACGACACCGTCAGCGATGACGCGTGGAAGGATACCGTTACCACCAAGGCGGCCAGACATTACGTTGCCAGTTGTGGCAGATCCATTTGACTTCGCAGCCAAGATGTACATCTCGCGGTCCATGGCCATCTCTTGCATGGTTTCCATCTCGTTGATGTAGTAGTAGGACCACTCGCTGTCAGACTTCTTCACGTACTTCATGTTGGAAGACTGAGTGGTAGAACAAGTGACCGAACGACGCATGATGCCCAAGTACTCACTCACTTGGTTTTCATTCCATACACGACCGGATGGGCTGTCAGAGTACTCCTGCTGCAAGTTGTACAGGTGAGCAAACTTGATTCCTGATGTCGCAATGCTAACGCCGAAGCTAGCTCCAAGAGCAGTGATCGAAAGCGTTCCAGAAGCGCCGTTTCCGCCAGCACCAGTTACCGCAGTGACAACACCATAAGCGTTGTTTTCAAAGCGAATAACGTCGCCAGGCAAGAAGGAAGCTTGAGTTCCAGACGGCACTGTTACGGTACCAGTGGTGTCGCCAGACGCTCCGGTAGGGGCACTAGTGGTGGTCACGGATTGGCGGAACTTGCCTTTCTCAAACCAGTTGAACACGTCGTTACCAACTACAGGGTTCTTGCGGCCGATACGGCTCAAGAGCGTAGTGATGGTATACTGAGGGAAGCGATACGTGATGTAATCGCTGAAGTCGGGTTTTTGGATTCCACCAAAAACGTACGTGCTGTCTACATTACCAGTTCTGATGGTATTGGGAGCAGCATTGCTGGGGTTGACTGTATTTACGTAAGCCATTTTGTTTTTTGTTTAAAGTTTAAAATAAAGGTTTTTCACCCTTCCTTAACCTATCAACTTCGGATTCAACAAGAGAAAGTGCCTTTCGTGGTGTAACCTCGGCGATGTTGGTCGTCTTGGGTCGGTCCACGTTGGACAAGTTTTGAATTACAGCGGCTTTTCCTGAGTTCTTGGCACTGCGCGTAGCGTACTCAAGCACCTTGTCGAACATCTCCAGCTTATAGGCGCTTTGCACCATCTTCTGGAAATCCGGTTCTCCACTAGGCTTCAGGAAGTGCTTAATCTGGAACTCAGTAGCTTTGGCCTTGTCGTTGTAGGTGGTAAGCATCTTTTCGATGCTCGCCCGGTCTTGGTCTTTGACCTTGACGCGATCTACACGCTCAACACCCTTGATTGCTTGCTTTAGGTTCTCGTCGTAAGCCCTTTGGCTCTGCTCCGCCTTAATAGCAATCTGTTGCTTCTGAGCATCCTGCTGCAACTTCAAGTCCTTTCGTATCCTCTTCGCGTTAAGGCGAATTTGGGTCTCGTCAAGGGAGGCCAAGTAATCATCGAGTTCCTCCTTCGAATCGAAGTCGGACTTCAGCTCATACGACAAAAGATCCACATCGGGAACTCCATCGTAATCAAAGGAAGCCAAGCCCAGGTAACCGAGCCAGTCTCCCCCCTGCTTCATGATCTCGTTGGCCTCTCGGATCATATCGTTGGCGAAGACGGTCTTGGTGGATTCTTTCGTTTCCTCCAACTCCTGCTTGAGCTGCTTGAACTTCTCGACAAACTCCGAAGAGTCTTTCACGTCGCTAAGCCCTAACGTCTCAAACTCCGATTGATACTTGGTAACAAAGTCATCTGTTACCGGTACCTCCTTGCCTTCGTCAAGGTCAATGTCGAAATTGAGGTCCTTTTCAGGGTTCTCGTCAACATTAACATTTTGATTGCCGTCTTCGTTTGTTTCTAGCGCTTCGGGTTCATCGTCCGGGTCTACATCGACATCAACTTGAGCCGGAGGCTCAGGCTCTGCAGGTGGTTCCACTTGCGCAGCGGGTTGGTCCACAATGCCTTGCGCTCTTAGAGCGGCCTGTTCGTTCTCGTCACCACCGGGCATAGCCGTAGATGCGTCGCCCTCCAGCTTCTGGAGAGCCAACAATTCTAAATTTTCCATAAGTGTTTATTGGTTTTTTTGTTCTTTCAAAGCCTCCATGATGAGGTTGAAGTTCTGTTCCTGCTCTTTCTTGAGCATGTCGAGCTGAGTTTGTTGTTCCATTGTACGGTTCTTTAACTCTTCTCTTAACATCTGCAATTGACCTTTGTTCTCGGAACGAGCTCTGTCCACTTGAATTTGCTTCTCCGTATCTCCCAAAATCTGTTGCTGGATGGCTTGTTGTTGCATAGCCATCTGCTGCTCTTGGGCTTGTTGCCCTTGAGCTGCTTTCCGGTCCGTCAACGCTAAGAACTTCTTAACACTTTCCTTTGTGTCAGGATTGAACAACAGAACCATCGCCTCAGCGATGCTCAAGCTGTTCGCCTGTACGGCCGCACTGACGAGCTGTTCGAACTTCTGACGATTGTTCATGATGTCGTCAGAATTGACTTTCACGAAAATGCCATAGTCCTGCAGAGGGACCTCCTCGTCCACCTCCATGATGTCAATGCCGATCTGAGAAACAATCGGCTCGTACTGCTCCTTGAGGAATGGGAAGATGGTCTTGATGTAGTTGGCGTACTTCTGCAGCAGTTCGTTCTCGAAAATCTCAAAAGCCTTGTTCAAAGGCTGTGTAATCAAACTGCTCTGCATTACGGCCATTTGGCTCACACCAACCAAAGCGTCGCCCTTCTGAAAGCCCTGACGTGCATCGTTGATGCCGGAGATCTTGTCAATCTCCATGTCGATGTAGCTCGCTAGGTTTAGGTACAGGTTGATGGAGTTGGAGATACCGGTATCGATGCTCGGGAATGGATTCCCGGCAGCAGGAACGCCCTCCTGGCCGCTACTCGTAAAGGCAATACCGGCCGTCTTCAAGTAGTACATGATGTCCTGCAACTGCAAGTTGTCCGGCTTGTAACGCAAGTCGTAGACAAAGCCCTTACGGCCGGCAGAAGACATCTCCTGCTGCACCGTGTACATGATCAAGTCCTTGAACTCCTGCAACGCAGCCATCTCTTCCACCTTCGAAACACTGCGGAAGTTCACGTACTGCGGGGAGATAATCGTGTAGCTGTACTCCGCCCTGACGGGGTTGTCCACGCTGTCCCTTACGATGTTGTTGGCTTCGCCCCACTCCTTCACGATGCTGGAACCCACCAGGGTGGCTTTCCGGATTGTTTCGACGTTTCGCTCCTCAATCCTTCCGCCGGCTTCCTTTTCCTTGTCGCTCAGCTTAGGTTTCTCCCCTTTGCCAAGGATCTTGACGTGCTCGCCGCCATACTGGTCCACGGTGACCTTCGCTCTCACCTGGCGGATGTCTCGCCATTCGGCGTAGAACACCAAGCACATGAACTGGTTGTTCACGGTAATGTAGGGCAGCAGGAAGTTGGTGCCGTTCTGCGAATAACCCCCCCAAAGCCAAGAGCCTTGGTCGTAGCGGATGCTGTTCAGCTCTTCAAGCGTCAAACCATAGGTGTCGCAGACCTCCGTGACCGGAGCGTAGCGCCACTCGCCAATAAAGGCCGATGTGCTGAAGCTGTCGTCAAAGACATACGGGTCCGCAATCACATACCTCGGGTCTACCCGACGGATGTGTGGCTTTCCGTACCTCAACTCATGCTTCCCAATGGCCCGGCCGACAATCAAGATGTCTCGCCAAAAGGCGAGCCTCGTCTGCACGTACTTGTCTCGCTCCACCTCGTAGCGGAGAATCGAGTCCATGGTCCGCTCAATCGGCTCCTTGTAGGAGGACTTCATGTACAACTCCAACTCTTCGTCGGAGTAGGGCATGAATGCCGGTTCCTTCATCTCCATGAGTTCCCCCGTAGGGTCAATCTGAGGCATCACCATGGCCATAATCTTCTCAGCCATAATCTGAGCCTTCTTCTTCATCTTCCGCGACACTGCGTCGCGGTTTAAGGTCTTGCAGCTTACGTCCAACTTCTGGACCGCCACCTCTCCCTCCAACAAGTTAATCTTGTTGCGGATCTTGTTGTAGTTGATCCACAAGGCCGGTAGGCTCTTGCCGTTGTAGTCTTTCTGCAGGAAGTCAAACTTCTTGGACAAGTCATAATCTCCATTGTAGAAGTTCATGCTCTTGTCCATAGCGGTATAGAGGTTCGGGATGTACCCGTTGGCGACCGTTTGTCCCAGAATCGCCAGGATGGCGTTCTTGTGGTAATCCTCCCCTTTCTGGGAGTCTGGTACCCACATGTTGGGGAAAGTGGTCTGGATCGCTTCTGCGCTCATTTACGTTCTAATTTGCCCTCTTTGTTGGTGACGTACCCCAACCCAGCAAAAAGGTTGTCATCCGTCTTTTTTCTTAACAAACGGCTTTTAGATGCGGTTCGTAAGTTAATCAAAGTTAGACCCCATGCGTCAACGCGGTCATACTTCCGCTTCCGGTTCTCAGGGTTGTAATTCGCCAAATCCGCCAACAAGTCTCCAAAAAAGTACTGCTCGATGTTGTTCGAGATGTCGTCATCCAAGATGCCAATCATTTGGTCTTGAATCATTTCGTCCATGTAAACGCCGTACTCAACGCTGTTCCCGGGCCTGGCTAATTTGCCAATCTTGGGTGGTTTTTTCGCCAAAAACCTAGTCAGCTCCCGGTCCTGGAAGTAAGCAATCATTCGCGCCCTGTTCCTTTCAATCAACACCGTGCAGGGGTTCTTCTTGCTGTAGTATTCCAGAGCCAATGCGCACTGCTCGTACGCTTCGTTCATGTCCTTTGGCTTCGCCGTGTACTGCAGGACAGCCCCCTGGCTGGCCGTTTCTTCATCCAAAGACAAACCCTTCGCGATAAAGAACGACAGGTCCGACCCGGAGCCTTCCTTCTTGGCGCCATCCGTAGGGTCACAACCTGCCGCATACAGCACGTCGTCCTCTGGTTCCTCGCGCATGATGATGTCCCCATCCTCCTTGGGAATGAAGACGACCTTGTCGTTGGACTTGCGGAATACACCACGCTTGAGCAGTGGTGGATTTGTGTCCAAGAATCCCATCCGGTTATTGAGCAGCTCCACATCAAATGGGGATTCCCCCACCTGGATGAACATCTCCTCGGGTTCCAATGGGTACTGCACCACGAAGTCGTAGTAACGCTTCATGGACTGCTTCTTCTTCTTCTCACGCTCGCTGAGGATGTACTTGAGCCCTTCAATCACGTTCTCATTACCAAAGTCCCCCTCGATCATGAAACCACTCCACCCTGCAGCAAAGTATCTCTTCAGGCCATAGCTCTCCGCGTTGTACCAGAAGTCCTTGAAGTCATCCCCATTCTCCGCCGCATCTCCAGCCGTACCGGCAAGGATGGGTACACCTTTCCTTGTGATACCATCATCGGCCGCCAAAGCTGGTTCCGTGTAGGACCAGTTCTGCTTCAACTGCCCAGGCAACCACTTGCCAGGCTCTTCGTACACCACCATGCGCATACCGGCACCCTCAAAGGACGTCGGCTCGGGGGAACGCCCGAAGATGACTGAGTTCAGCCCCACCTTCCGAATGTTGCCGTCTTTGTCCCTCACTTTCTTGGAAAGGTCCAGCCTGGACGCTGAGTTACCCGCCAGGGACGTAGCCCGGAGGAAGTTTGGTAAATTGTTGTAACCGGTCTTCAGTACGTCGTTCATGAACTTCTTCATGTCCTCCTCGGTCTTAGACGTAAAGCCAATCTCCGAGTACGGGTTGTGGATTGCCGTGCAGTACATGGCGTTAGCCAGGCTGTACGACTTGCCCCAACGTCTCCGTCCGCCTAGGATGACTCCCTTGCCGGTATTGTCCTCGTACAAGTCAGAACCACCGTAGAGGCACGACTCAATCAAGTTGAAGAACTCGGCATTGCAACGCCGAAACTCCGGGGAGATAAGACCTCCGTTCTTCGACTTCATCTTCCAAAAGTAGGTGTACATGTACATCATGCCACAGATGCCGTTGTATCCAAACCGGGTCCTTCGTATCTGCTCATGCTCCCACTTGGCTTGCTCCGTCTTGTTGGAGAAGCTCGGGATGATCATACGCTGAGGCTTGTACGTAGACATCTCCAAGGCACCAATCTTGTCAAGGTAGTGCTTGACCCGATCGTTGACATCGTAAGCCTGGTTGTACAGAAAGTCAATAAGGCTCTGCTTCATGCGTGGAAGTCGTCAATTGCTGACATGCCACCCACTTCGCTGTCCTGTGGTTGCTCCATGTTCATCTCGTTGTTGATGAGGAGCTCGATGGCTTTGCGTTGCTTGGTGAGGTCTATGAGCGAAGCGGAAAGCTTCTTGATCTCGTCAGCCTCTAAGCCGGCCGCACCCTTGAGTCGTTTACGAATCTCGGAGAGAGCCGCTTCCAAGGCTTCCAGGGACTCCCTTTCGGAGCCAATGCCCTGCATCTCGTAGTACGCTTGGATGTACTTGTCCATCTTGTCCTTGCGGATAGACGCCACAGAGCCAATGGCTCGTTGGTAGCGTTCATCTGGACCAAGGTTCTTGTAGGGAGACTTCCAGTCGGCATAGAGGGATACGAACTTGAACTCGTCCGATGTGATGCCCTTGAACTGCGGAAGGATGGAAAGGTGAGGGTTGTCGTCAAAGACGTCCTCTTGACTTATCTTGAATAGCATGCACTATTAACCAAGACTAGTCGTCTTGGTTCTAGCCAAAGAACTTGATGGAAACTAAAAACTTGTTAGCAACTGCAAAAGTTGTTAAGCTAGCTGACCATGTTGATATTACAATACTCGAAATTTCTTCAGCTGTCCCCAAATTGACCCTCGGAATCGTTCCACTGTTTTGGCCACTCTGAGCCCCTGCTGCAATTTCTACTATTATGCTTGTCGATATATTGCCTGAAGTGACGACGCCTGGAAAACCCATTTTCCAATATGAAGACGCAGGAGTGGCGTTTATCGTCCCTCCAGTTACGATTGCAATAGTAGGGGCAACGCCCATCGTATTATAAAGCGTAGTTCCTGTTGGCGCGTTGGTGCTGTCAACATTGACGTACCCAATCCACTCCTTGTAACCCTTTTCCCCAGCAAAGGAGTTGGCTACAACTCCAGTCAGCGTAACTGGCGTGGTAAACACCACTGGAGCACTAGCTGGCTGATTCATCTCCACTCTACGTGACGCCGTGTCATCAAAGACTTGTGTGACATAGTCGTTGTTAACCAAAACCTCCCCCAAAGAAATGACTTGTCCATTGGCCCTTGTTGGCGTTCCAATCGATGTCAGCCCAAATGTGGACTTAACATCTGCTAAGGCGCTACCAGCAATACGTGAGTCGCCATTGGTTAGCACCAACAAGGTCTTTGCGTTCTGCGTGTAAGCATAGACTACCTGGTTCTTGTTAATGGCGCCTGGAGAGTCTGGCGCACCAGCCAATGTCTGGAAGGAGAAGTTAAATAGTTGACTCATGCCTGGTTAATGATTTAGAATCCGGATGTGATAATGCTTGACAAGGCCGTATTAGATGCCAAGACCAAGTTGTCAGGCGTATCCAAATAGATCTCCGAAACAACTCCCGTAACACCAGCGTCAATAAACCGGCGGTCGTCCGCAATGGTCCCTGCTGATTTAAGATTCTTAAAACCAATGATACAGCCAGCAGACCCTGTGGCCGAAGCGTTAAGTACACGGTTATTCCCAATAAATCGTAATGCAAATGGAGCAGACATAAATCTTACATCGTTACCTAGTGTCGCAGAGGTTTGAAGCTGGTTTGGAGTCCTGTTAATGGCAAACTCATACATCTTTCCATTTACGATATACTGAACATTAGATGAACCGGTAGCCGTCAAGTAAGCTACAGCAATGTTTTCCAAGTTAATGATAAACACCCCGGTTGCTGTTGAAACGCCCGTAACAGGGGCGTCTTGCCTGCCAACACCGCTTACGGTGCTTGTAACCTGCGTTAATGTTCCCGTTGAGTTCACCAATGACGCATAAGACCCGGTAGTAATGGTAGCCACACGATCTGCCCCAATCTGGGCGTCGTAGAACTCTACGTATCGGTTGTCACCACCCCCGGAGTAGGCCCACTTAAAGTCATCGGTAGATATAGCCGTAACTCTCAGCGTATTACCCGTGAGAGCGGTGCCGTTGTTATTAATTACTTCTTGAAAGCGAATTGCACTTGCCATAGTTTTGTTAGTTCTGAAACATTAACAATACGGCCTTGGCGATGGTTCACTCCTCGTCTTCCCCGAAGACGTCGTCAAAGCCATGGTCGATCTCAATGATCGCCCCAAGCATCGTGAGCAACTTGTCGCAGAACTCCTCATCCTCCCAATCAATCATCCCCCAGTAGCAAACCACAGGTCCATCCAGCGTCTCCGTCTCAAAGACCTTCGCCTCGTCATCAAAAGACACAATCTCCGCGTACTGCACAATGCTGTACCGGTCGTCCGCATGGGGAACCACCTTGTGCGTAGCGCTCTCCCAATAGCCAGGTCCATCCGACCCCTCATCAAGCCAGGAACGGCGATGGAACTCAAATCCATAATGCTCCAAGATGTGCTCACTCATGGTCTAAGATCCTCCGTTTGTAGTTGCTGTTCTCCAATAAAGCCCTGTAACGGCTCTCAAATACCGAAAAAGGCGTATGAACCATCTCCTCGTACAATCCGTAGTCCCTCGGTTTCACGAACAACGCATGCTCCCACATGACGCTGTCAAACTTCGTGTCCGGGTCCTTGGCCAACCTTTCGTAGTAGTCCTCCATCAACTCCACCACCACGCCGGGGTGGAAGTTTAAATGCACTTTTGTCATACCACCATAACACCTCAACTACGCCCAAGTTCCGAATCACCCAACTTTTCCCCAAATAAGTACTTCCCCCGATCCCCCACAAAGACCAAACGATGGTTCACCAACCACTCATTCCCCGAACGAACCAACAACCCCTCCCGAACCAATGCCTTCACAGCCTTGTGGTAGGCCGACCTATCGGCCGTCTTCCCGAGCTGTACCTGGCAGAAGTCCTGATAGCTCGTAAAACTCAATGCGACGACCCTGGAGCCACTTTTAAGACGCTGGAGTACGTGCATAGCCAACTGCAACTCGGAGGGCTTAAAACGCATTAAAACGTCTATAGCGGGTAAGAACAGCTTGACGAACCTACCGCGGTCCCAAGTGGACCCGCTATGAACCCTTACGTGCTCATCAGAGATGAACTTCTCCCCAGTCTCCTCATCCAACAGAGAACGCTTCCGTACGTATTTAGCCATGCTACAAAGATAACCCAAATGACCCACTTGGGTTCCAAAAATGTGGTAGAAATTCACCACAAAAGTGGTAGAAATTCACCACACACCCCTTTTTAGACCCCCTAAAAAACGCTGTTTTCAATAGCGTAGAGGCACTATTTTGAAACACCCCAAAAAAGTGTCTTGTATATAGAAGAATAGGACCCTAAATGAAGTAGTAAAACCCAGTTGACTACAAAGCGTAGCCAATAGGATCATCCCCCCATTTTGGGGATGTGTCCCGGTAGGGATGCAACCCCTAATGCCCCCACCTGTACGACCAAATCGTACAACTGGTTACCACATGTAACCACTTAATGTCCCTCCTACGACCCAAAATGACCCTCATTTGTGCCTTTTAAGGCACATTAGGTCGGAATTATCCCGAATTAGTGCTGAAAATGTGACAGGTTTGGTTGCAGTGTCACTGACACTGTAAGCTAATCCGACCCTGAATGTCCAGTTTTTATGCTAATTTACTGGACATCGTATCAGCTACGTCAGCCTGGAGCTGACGGTGGTAATCCGAAAAAAGGGATAGGCGTAAATTTTGGCATACCCCCCCATCCGTCCGTGCTGACCGGTCGTCCCGAAAGTACCTCCCCCCCGTCTGTTCTGGCCGTAAACAATCCATTACCTGTTTACATTGTGTTATATAACACATTGTACAACAATTGGTTAGTGTATCTGTTGTTATGGTAACACAGGATGAATAGGTAGGTCTATTTTGTTCGTATTGTGTCGGTAACACAAAACAAACAAAACATGTTGCAAGTAATGTATTCAGTGTTGGTAACACTAAATACAAAAATGATGGATATTGTGTTGGTAACATTGAATGAAGGGAAAATGTATTTGATGTTGTAACATATTGCAAAGCCTATCTTGTTTTTTCTTTGTGGGAAAAATTAGGGACGAAATGTATCTTGTGTTATAACACTATACAAAGGGAGGCGTTAGGTTAAAAATTAATTGTGTCCAATAAAATGGACAATGTGTCCTAAAAATAATACACCATTTGTCCTAATAATAAGACACTGCAAACGATACAACTTTGAAGGCCGTTTTGTACTTTTGTGTTGTTCGGGAATGAGCCCGAATTTAACCCTTTTATACCTTATACCATGACCACCACCGCCACCACCACCACCGCAGAAAGTGTTAACGCGTTAACACTTTGTACCATCGCCGATAACGAGCAATTTGCTGTTATCGTTAGTGAATTGGCTAATTTGAGGAACGCTGAATCGGAAACGGCCCGAACGGGAGCGGAAACGATTTTAGACGGCACATTAAAACAAGCCGTACTAATTGCGAAGGCCAAAACATTAACCGACAAACTAGACAAAGATAAACGGCCGAATGTAGAAAAGTTTGCGGACCTTGTAGGTTATTCGTACGGGATGACTCGAAAATATTTAGACCTTGAAAAAGCCTACACTAAGGCCGAAAAGGACGGACGGGATATTGACACATTTAAGGCCTTGAATCGTTCGGTTATTGCAAACGGCAAAAGGCCTATTTACGGGATTCAAGCCTTTACGGACTATTTAAACGGATTAGATATCTATCGTTCATCCCTTGCAAAGGAACAAGAAAAGGCCGAAGCAAAGAAACAAAAGGAACAGCAAAAGGCCGAAGCCGAAGCTGAAAAGGAACAAGCAAGGGAACAAGCCGAAGCCGAAGCCGTAGCAAATTTGAGGAATTCGGCCTTTACTATTAGCAAAGTATCTTTGAACGGCCTAATTAGTGAGGATATTCAGTTAAAGATAATTAGTACGGACAACATTAATCCCGTCGTTCTATGTTCGGCCCGTTATTCAGACCTTGAAAAGGCCTTTAATATTATCTTAAATTGCGTTCGCAAAGTAGAGAACGAAACAGCCGAAAAAATAACCGCTCCAATATTAAAGACGGACGCTGAATTAATCGAAGCAGGACAAAAGGCCGTAAAGAATAAGAAAATACAAAAGATAAAAGATAGTCAAGCCTCGGGAATTGCACTTGAAGATAAAATTCGGGAGGCGATGTTGGGATAACAAGAAAGGGCTTCGGCCCTTTTTTTTGTCTTCACTATCACTATCGTTCACTATCTGTCGTGCGGCATCCCCGCACGGCTTCATTCATTCGGCATCCCCGCACGGGTGCCTTCACTTCAACCCTTATATCTCATGCGTTACAATTCCCCTACTCCGCTTCGTGATGACCAATCTATCCCTCTTTGGGTCAAAGTCATTGCCTTCTTTTGGTTCGTCTGCTACTTTGGACGTTTCCTCTTCGCTCTAATCTTTTCCTAAAAACCCTCTAAAAAAACCACATCATGGAAACACTCATCGTTTTATTGACCTTCCTCGGTACGCTCTTGTGTTCAAGGGCAATAGTCCGATTCTTGACCACGTCTAAAAAAGACAAGCGTAAATTTTAACCCACAACATGTTCAACAACGAAACCCTTATGTATGAAGTACGCATCCCATCGCAAGATTACCTCGGTAGCCGAGGAATCTACCTTTGAGCAGGTCGAAATCACATCCTCGCACATTGCTCAATCCTATGCCAGGCAATTCTACCACGAAGACCTGACCTTGTATGAATCCTTTTTCATCATCATGATGAATCAGGCGAACAGGACCATCGAATACGCTAAAATATCGCAGGGAGGAATCTCCGCAACGGTCGTAGACCCACGAATCATTTGTAAATTAGCAGTGGACTCCCTTTGCTCGGCCGTAATCTTGGTACACAACCATCCAAGCGGAAACGTCAAAGAGTCTGAGGTAGACAGGGGTCTGACCAAAAAGCTAATGTACGCCCTAAGCTACCTTGATATTCGAGTACTCGACCACATCATCCTAACGGAGAACGATTACAGGTCCTTCGCGGACGAAGGACTCATGCCTACAATCTAACCAAATCCACCCTTTAAACCCTTATATCATGTATCAAATTCAGCACGAAACCGAAGAAGTCCTTTGCAACCCAAGGGAAGACGACAACCTAGGCTCGATGGTCTGCTACCATCGTAGGTACGACCTAGGAGACAAGAATCCCTATCTGCCGGGGCATTTCAAGCCCAATGAGAGAGACTTCGCGGGATGGGGAGAAATGCAGAAATACCTTGAGAAAGTGCACGACCTAGCGGTCTGCCTACCTATCTACATGTTCGAGCATAGCGTCATCGCCCTGAGAACCAAGCCGTTCTCCTGCCCATGGGACAGCGGACGAATAGGCTTCATCTTCGTATCCAAGGAGAAACTCCGCAAGGAGTACGGAGTGAAGCGTATAACGGCATCCCTTGTAGCCAAGGCGGTCCGCACCCTCGAAGCAGAAGTCGAAGAATACAACCAATACCTCAACCAATAAACCCCAAACCCGTGGAAACACCCGTAAAAACACATAACCCAACCGCCGAAGAAATCAACCTTTGCATTGCTTGGTATCGCTCTAAGGGCCTCTATGCCCATGAATACTCAGGCGTAGTATTCGCAACCTTTGAGACATTTACTATGGACCATGGCACACAAACATTTACCGTCATGCTACACCCCGATGAGGTGCGCGGTTGCGCATTCTGCCAAAAAAACAGCATGTAACCCTTTAAACCCTTATATCATGAACAGAGACCTCGCATACCGACTAGCCCTTAGGCTAGATGTCCTGAAAACGGAGGCCATTGATGCCATCCGAGACATCCTCGAGAAGGATAACGCCCATAGGGTGGTCCTCAACCACAATGTAATCATCCACTTCGTAGACGAAAACACCTACTCGGAAACCAAGGAGGTCTACATGACCGGCCAGTGCTTTGTTATGGAACCATTTGGAGAATCTGAATTTAGAGAACTCAAGCACATATCCATCAGGCCCCTACTAAGCATCCTCAGACTCATTGAGGAGGGCGAGTACGACATCGAGGACCACATCGAGGACAAAGACCTGTCCAACCACATCCAAGCCCAAGAGGACGCCCACTTCGACAATTTCTGCCAACAAAACAACATCTAACCCTTTAAACCCTTATCTCATGCCAAACTGGTGCTCAAACTACCTCGTCGTTACAGGTAGTGCGGATGCAATCCGTCAAATCAACGCAGGATTCCAAAAGGAACACTCATTCGAATCCCTCATCGGCAAAGATCCATCCTTTGACGAGAAAGACTGGTACAACCACAACTGCTCCCAATACGGGACGAAGTGGGATGTCGGACCGATAGACACATCTTACGAGGATGGAGAAACCGAATTAAACCTAAGCATCGAAACCGCTTGGTCCCCTTGCGTAGCATTCGTGAAGAATATGTGCGAGAAGTACAAGGTTAATGCAGTGTTGGAGTATAGCGAATGCGGAAACGACTTCGCCGGTAGGGTCACCATCGAATGGGATGGCGAGGAATTATCCACGCATGTAGAAGAGTGGGACTACCACGAAGGGGTATATGCCATGGACTCGGACCAATGGATGACGAGCGAATTGGAGTGGCAGATGGACAATGCTAAAGAGGAGGGGCTAAGCGCCGAAGACTTCGTGAACCGATTCCCGTTCCTATCCGAAGAAGATAGACAAGACATCATCGATATATACAACGAATAAACCAACCCTTTAAACCCTTATGTATGAAACCACGCAAAATCTCACGACGACACAAAGAGAAGGTCGTCTACGTCGACGGACCTAACCTGTTCGTCATCGCCCTGGCTCCATCTTCCAACGAGAAGATCACCGAGTCCAACGCATCCATCATCCAAACCAACACCTACTCCCTCGAGCAGTGGGAGATAGCCAACTGTGGGAGGAAGATAAAGATGCGGGAGTTCTTCGCACTCGATGCATCCAACTGCATGGACTGCCCCTACTCCGCTAACTCCGGCACGGGAGACTGCTACACCCACAAGTATCAGCAGTACACCGGCTTCCTATCCCAACTGCGTAGCATCAAGCGGGAACACCTCACTCCCTTCAACGAGGACAAGCGTACACGCATTCTCAGCCTCTCTGAGGGACGATATGTCCGCTTTGGTACCTATGGTGAGCCGAGCCTAATGGATTCAACCTTGGTCTCCCAAATGGCCCGTGTGGCATCCACGTGGACCGGTTACACCCATCAGTGGACCAAAGACTGGGCGAAGCCCTTTGCATCTTGGTTCATGGCATCGGTGCATACCGAGTCGGAGGTCGACCTTGCAGGTCAGTCAAGTTTCCGATCGTTCCTAGCCAAGGGGTCAGATGACCCCGTCGTGGGAGTGCAGTGTCCTGCCTCCAAGGAGGCGAACTACAAGTCCACCTGCGAGAAGTGTGGCCTATGCTCGGGCATCCTGGGCAAGGGCAAGAAAGCAGTCAGCATCAACGTACACTAACCCTTAAACCCTTATCAAATGAAACCACAGAACTTAAAACTAGACTTGACATCCGAAGTAATAAGGAAGGACTACGAATGGTCCATCGATTGGGATGGACGAGAAATCTCGGGCACTGCCACCTTTGAGTCAAGCGATTGGAGCTTGGAGATTAACGCATTCATCGACGAAGACTGCCTTGACGGACTGACGCCTGATCAGGTAGACGAAATCGCATCCTATGTAGAAGCAAACATCTAAACCTAAAACCTATGAAAAGATTTACCATCATTGAACAAACGCCAATCATAATGATTCGACTTTTCCATATCGAAGCAGAAAGCGAAGACGAAGCATTACAAAGAGTCAAGGAAGGCATTAATCAGGACGATCCGATTATGCCATTCAACGTAGAATATGAAGAACACGGATACGACGTAGAATCAGAGTATTATATAACCGAAGAAGAAGTAAACATCTAAAACCAAAAACCCATGATAAACATTTATGTAGTAAACACCACAGCCTTCCCTGAAGAGAACTTCATCATTGTGACCACGCTAACACACGATCAAGTCGTTGAAGTCATAAAGCCAATTGTTATGTCTGAACGAAATGACGAAGAATGGTACGATAACGACGCACTCATTGATGCCTTGAAGAGCCGTTACCCTAACGAAAGCATTGAAATGTGTTTAACCCTCGAAATGATTCATATTTAACCAATAACCGATTCTAAACCTCAAAACCATGAACAACACCACCCTCAATTACGGCAATGGCATCCGTCAAATCTGCCTACATCGGGAAGACTTGGTCTTCCTGGACGGATGTGTACTGCACATCAAGGAACGCACCTTGTTTGAGAAGGACAAGAACGCCAAGCCTAGCCCTTT